AACCACTCAATGACTTTTTCGCGGAGCGGGGCTCCCGTATTGTACTCCACCCGTTGGAGCTCCAGTATCAAATGAGAGCAATTCTCAAGGCATTTTTCCGCCCCCTTTAGCACATCCAATTCCGCACCCTGAACGTCCATCTTGATGAGATCTGGGTATGGAATCTTGCTGATCCTAATCACAGTGTCCAAAGTGATGGTCTTCATGAGCGTCCGGTGCTTTTCATTGAAGTACAGAGGAACCTCAGAATTGAATTTCTCATTTTCCTTGTAATAGGAGTTTCCGCCCGGGTGCTCTACATTTTTGTAGAATTCAACATCCTTGTTATCCTCATCGCTGAGAACGCCTATGAAGTGTGGCACTTTGGCCTTCTCAAATACAGCTCTGGACTCCTCCATCGCCTCAAACGCAACGATCGTGGCTCCAGGCCAAACTTGCTTTGCCACATTCGTCCAATGCAAAACACATGCACCGATGTCGTAGATGATCTTGGGTTCCGGATACTTTTCTCGCATACCCACCAGATAGTCAACATGCGTCTTTGGGAGGAGAGGCATCTCACTCAACTCAAACAACCTCTCCACCCCAACCTTATCCGTACGCACAGATTCAGCAGTTGCGCCTGTCGGCACCGGAGCAGGTGGAGCATCCAAGTCAATCTTCTTCACTTGATCCTCAACCACAAAGGTGCTGGATCCCACATGCCCGAATCGAATTGATGTATCTGCCCAGATTCGGAACCCCAGCTCCCTAGCCTTGTTGCAAAAATACACATCCTCTGAGATGGTATTGGAATGGTCCAACGCGGATGTATAGAAGAAATGCGGATACTGCATCTTGCGGAACACCTCGGACTTGATCAGGACGCCACCAAAACCACATCCATCCACCTCCACCACACCCTTGCCCTGAATGTCTGCCATGGGTACGTTTACCCCACCCCTATACAATTCTAGAGTGTGCTGATTGGGTTTTCTCTGGATGTACAGACCACTTACCACATCCAAATCCAGCGCCAACATTTTGGATAAAGTATCTCCGGGTAGAACAATATCGCTATCGACAGCAAAGAGATAATCATAGCGTTTTGCCCATTCGGCAATCAAGTTTCTGATCTGATCTACTTGATAACCATAGAAACACTGAAACTCTGTTACATATCCCTCCGGAATGTGTAGATCATATATGGATTTGAATGTATCGCTCTCGACATATTTGTTTGTTGGAATTGCGATTAGAATAGTTTTTGTCATTTTGGTAGAGGATTATTAAAGAACCAGTTTGCCCAAATGGGCTGCTCGACTGCATAAACTCCCTGAGTAATCAGGGGATCTTTAGATGTAGCAGCCATCGTTGAATAGAAGTCGATATTGAATATCAAGTAATTGGGTAAAGATTTCATCAGCTGAGTGTGGAATATATAATCATCTCCAAAATAAATCTCTAATTCTGGGATAATAGGTGTCCAATTACTCTTGTGCATAAACATCAATTGCCCGAAGCTGTGAATGTTATCTCCATGTTTCCATCGTTTGAATGATATTCCGCCGTCAACATATTGTGGGTGATTAAACTTGGATTCTCCGGAGACGATACCATATACTCCATTATTTGGTGTAATATAAGGGTGAATCTTAGAGAAAACATCCGAGTCAAACATAATGTCGTCGTTGACGATACAGAGAAGATTGTTTTTGCTGCTCTCAACTCCCAGATTCCACGATGGATTAACTCTGATGTTCTTTTCTTGAGTGAGTATCCGTATCTTCGGATGCGCCAATACATTCCAAGCTGGACGCGCCGAGAAATCATTATCTATGATGATAATCTCACCAACTAAATCCAAATCTACAATGCTACTTAGAGATTGCGCGAATATGTTTGGACAACGCCACATAGTCGGAACGATAACGGAAAATCGTTCCTTGGCTTTAGATCTCTTGAGAATCTCCTGAGCATTTTGTGTTTGGATTTTGCCATTGACCTTATAATCATTAATTGGGCTGGCGTCATTATATCGGTAGACAATATCTGTGACTACTTTGATTTTATCCGGATCCGCGTTCTCAATCAGAGAATAAAATACTGCGCCATCTCCGCCAGCTTTATACCAGTTCCCATCTTTATCCTTAAAATCTGATTCATTCAGACCATTGAGCAAATGTCCCTTAAATGTCCTCAGGTGAGTATAGGGCATATTCCAGTTAAAGAGATGTTCCCTATAGGATTTATTTCTCTTGACGTGATCTGGATATTCTTGCGCGATTAGCGGGATATTGTCAATCTCAGACCAGCAGGATCCATAAGAGAATTCCGTCGATCCGTCGTAGAGATTATTGTAGAAGTGGAATATCTGATTAGATGGCATCAAAGAATCATCCCCATCCAATAACATCACAATATCGTCAACGTGCCCGTAGTTAACAAGCGCAGATATCTGATTACACACAGCCCCTAGATTTTCTTTATTGGCGTGTAGTTTAAATTTGTCCGCTTTTCCTGAGGCGTTGATAATGTTTTCCGAGAGCGCAACAGTCGAATCCGAAGAATTATCGTCGATAATAACCATCAAGTAATTGTCATAATCCTGGGTAACCACAGACGCGATACAGCGCTCAATATATTTCTCTGCATTATAAACAGGAGAAATAATCAAGATTCTCTGTTGCGGATTCCGCGGAATATAAAACTCCTCTTTATTGTGGAATCTACGCCCAAACACAGTATGCACTCTAGAGTTAATGTTGGAGACTTCTCGATATTCCTGAACGGATAGATATAGACCCAGCTTCTGGATTAGATGCTGCTTCCACTGTTTTGCTACAGAATCCCATCCACTAATATCCTTGATGATATTGCAGTAATTTTGTTTTTGTTGGAGGAGATACTTGTTTCTGTGTGCACTTAGAGCCAAATTGATAAAGTTATTCTTTTGCTCTGTGGCATTAATCGTCGGATAGACATTATTGGGCTCTATTGGGTAATCCATCATATAACACGCCTGAGCAACGGCAGTTTCTTCCAATGCCCCAAATCTGGATGAGATTAGTGGGGTATTATATGCCAGGGATTCAAGTGTGGATATTCCAAACGTTTCCGGGAACGCTGGAGGATAAATCATAAACGTCGCTTCAGATAGAATCTTAGCAATTTCGCTTTGTCTGATAATCCCAGTAAATTCAACTCCCAGATCTTTATATTTCTGGTTTGTTGAGAGGCTGCGCCATTTCTTTTCTTGCTCGTCTGGTTCTGAGGCCTCGGTGAACTTGTAATATCCGCCGATAATCTTCAATCTGGCACCTGGGATATTCCTTTTGATTTCCTCCCAAATATCTTCCACCAAGGGAACCATCCCTTTAGACGTAGAGGCATTATAGACAAAGAGATCTGGGTCTTTCTTGGAAATATCTACTTGATCATAATATCTGACGATGCCGTTTCTGGTCATAAAGATGTGATCTTTAAGGACCTCAAACATTCTCTTTACTCCATGGTTACATGTCGTGACGTAGGAGGTATGAAAATCTGATAATGTGAATAACTCGTCGATAAATCCATTCACAACAAGATTTTCAAGAATATGATCACCAGCACAAAATGTATCGTGCATCCAGACAATCTTGAGCTTCGCGTGGGTTCTCATGAAAGAGAACGCAGAGGCATCAAAATTGATCATATTCTGCAGTTGCTTTGGAACAAACGGAAAGACCGTTCTCGAAGATATGACCACGTCAAATTGCTCATTATCCGGAATATCCTTGACGTTCCGATAAGAAACCCCATCATAGATGCCCGGCTTGGCATCATCCACGCAATTGTTGAATACGGTGACGGAGAACCCCAATTTCGTCAGTTCCTTGGACATCAAGATAACCGCAGACTCAGATCCACCCAAACCCCGCTTTTCGAGGGTGGTTCCATCGTATGGAATCCCTATAATATCAACAATTGCCACAGATAAATTCATATAAATACCCCGTAATTCTTAATTATAACATAGCACTCTAAGAGTGTCAATTTTCCATGAGCAATATCACTCTTTTTGTAACACAAAACGCACCGTTCGTCAAGCTCATTCAGTTGAGACAGAGCAATGGCGATCCCGCGAGTTTGTCTGGATACACGTCATACGCCATATTTGTCCAGTATATAGGGGACGCAACTAAGTATCGCATAGATTGCTCAATCGACGAACCCGAGACTGGAATAATCAAGCTCTCGATCGACAGCAACAGCACGCATCTACTCCCAGAGGGACTGATGCACTACACTATATATCTAGTTCCTCCAGTGGGAGATAAATTTGTCGTCCAATTTGGTCAAGCGAAGATTATGGGAACTGCGTAACCGCAGCAATAGAAAAATATGACAGCTTACGTAGCAACAACTCACCAAAACATTGACGACGTTGGATACCGATTCTATGCCCCCACGGTGTCTGCGAGAACAGTAATATCCGGGGTTAACGGGTTCTCCTGGACAACCTCCGGTAACATGACTGATGCTGCAGTTGCTTGGACGGGTTTTGCGTTTGGTGATGAACTTGGGGTATTTGTTGCGGCAAACAGAACAGTCACAGCAACAACAACGCCAGAAGCAACGGGCGGTGCAACTAACAGGGCGACTGCTTTGCCGGCGGGCGCGGCATGGACGGGATGTGCCTTCGGTAACCATACCTTCGTCACTGTCAATACATCCTCAACTGCGGCGGCATATTTCCGCCCGAGATCAAATATTGACTGGACACTAAGCGGAGTTCTACCCTCATCTGCTGCCTGGAGTATTGTGTGCTTCGGTAACAATACGTTCCTGACCATTGCCCCCAACTCAACGTCGAG